TATAGCAAGTTAAAGATATAGAACAATGGAATAACTTAAAAGTTGTAATAGACTTAAAGGGGATTATTCGCTAAAATAAAAGGAACAGGATAACGATGAAACGATCAGACATAGATAAACAGCTTGGTAAACGATTGAAAGATATTCGTTTATTAAAGAAGTTAAATCAAGAAACAGTTGGAAAGTATTGTAATGTTACATTTCAACAAATACAAAAATATGAGAATGGAAGAAATGGACTAAGTGCATTTAGATTATTGCAATTAGCAAATGGATTAGATGTGCCTATATCTTATTTCTTTGACGGATTAAAACCAGAATTACAGAATTTTGTTGGTTCTACTAATGTCCAACAAGATCAGGTCGTTACACCTGTTGTGAAAACATTAGATAACGATATGTAAAAATCGTTTATTGTTGTGTGAGAACTGGGTGGTAAGTACATATATATATCCTTTTGGCTTATCACCTGGTTCGTAAAATAAATTGAATTGTTTCCCACCTACCACCCATAATCCATAAAGGATTACACAGGCTATGTTCATAGCCACAAACTTATGTTCTTGCGTATTGAGGTTTCTGACCTTTTCTTGGCTTAGACTCAGCAACTTTTTTTCTTCTTACTGCTGAAGCTCTTTGTGATTTGCTCATTGATCTAGCCTTTGCAAGAGGAACACATTTAGGGTAGTTTTTTCTTTTGTCGCCTTTAGAACGACCACAAGGAGGATATGAACCATCTGGTCTTTTGTTTGCTATATCCACCCACTTTTGCTTGACCCAATATCTTAAACCTTTTGATGTCATTTCTTTTTTTTCTTTTTACCACCTGGTTTTATTTTACCAGAGCAGACACCACTAGCATACATATTAGCGTATGCACTAGGATAAACTTTAAACTTTCTTTTAGCAGCAGCTTTACCTTTTGCACAAAGTTTAGCCATTACTTCTTTTTCTTTCTTTTCTTTTTTAGAGCCATAAGATCAGCTCTAGTAATTTTCTTTCTTGGTGGTGCAACGGCTGCTAATTTTTTTTGTTTCTTGGAATACTTTGAATATGGCATTATTTTTTTCCTTTGCTTTTCCATAAACATTGACATTGTTTAATACAAAAGATTTTACAAATGAAATGTTTAATTGATGTAATAATGTTATGCATATTTAGCTTTCTTCATTTTCTTTCCAGTTTTCTTTGCATATTTTTTAGCGGCAGCTTTGCCTTTCTTAGTATATGCGAACTTCTTTTTTCCGACCATTGGCATTAGATTATTCCTTTCCTTTTTTGTTCTATTTCAGCATCCACTCTATAACATTGGTGATGTGCTTTTGTCTTATCAGCAAATACCACAAAACTATCATTTGTGTCCATAATTTCATTACAATATTTACAGACACCAACTGTATAAACTCTTTCTTTTTTGACTCTTTTTCTTGGCATTACCAGGCTTTACAAGACCAGTATCTAGCAGATAATTTATTTGTTGCACCTTCACATTTATGTCTGGCTCTAAATGATTTGCGTCTTGCTTTAATATGTTTTTTAATTTTCATGTTAGGATCACCAAAGCGAATCAATTTAACTTGATCTCCTTGCTTAGCTAACACCGCAGACTTTTTAGATTTACCTGGTGTTCTTTTGGGTTTGTTATAACCTGAGAATGTTTCACCTCTATATTTGATCATTTCTTTTTAAATGTATTGACACCCTTTATACCAAGCACAGTACTATATCCTCCAATTATTAATCCCTGTAACCAATAAGGAAAATTATTAATTTGTTCAAAGAAAGCTTCTAATTTTGTAATGATTTGTTGGTCATCACTAAATACACCCCAAGCTGCGACTAGCAAGGGAATTGATATAAGACAAAGAACAATCTCATCTTTAAAATCATTTTGTCTTTCTTGTATCTTTATCTTTTCAATCTCAATCTCACCTCTTGCAGCTTTTTCAGCATTAAGAAGTTCTGCTTGAGATAAAGCAATCTTAGCTCTTTGTCTGTTTCTATATATCTCAGAACCTGTTTTAAATAATGTTGGTAGCATACTCCAAATCATGATTCACACTTTCTCATAATATCAGCAAGTTTCTGACATCTTTCTTTTGTTTGTTTATACCATCTACTGTTAATCATTTCGTCACCAGCAGTTTTGTAATCTTGTTCTTGTAATGCTTTAGTCATATTTTTAAATTTGTTTAAAGTACCAATACCTAATTGAAAACACATTTCAATAAGCACTTGTCTAGCAACATCACATATTTCTAATTCATTTGATTTAATAAAAAAATCTGTTTGATCTACTGCATTTTGAAAATCATCTTCAAACAATTGATCTAACATTTCTTTTGGATATTTTTTTTCAGGTTCAAATTTATCTTTATAAGTGACTAAATGACCATAACCAATAGTAGCTTTACCTAAACTATCTTCATAGACAGTATCTCTAAAGCCTTCATGAATTTTAATTCTAATCTTTAATCCTTCAAGACTCATTATTTTCTTTTATCAATCCTTTTAACGTATAGCTTACGCCAAAGTTTGTTTTCCCATCTACTGACGACTGTAAGTAACCATCGTAAGATGATGTATCTAATTTTATTCCACATTTACAATCTCCCATAAGTACACAACCATAAGCCGTCATGTTTATACAATTCATTTTAATAATGGATTTTCGTTCCTTGCTTTAAACTCTTTGATTTGAAGTTCTAATACTTGCATACTCTTTTCTAGTATTGCAATTTGTTTATTTTGTTTTTCTATTTTAATATTTTGATCAGCGATTTCTTTTAATAAAGGATTTAAGTCAAGACCAGCAAGTGCATTAAGTTTTTCATTCATTTCACCATACACAGTAAATCCACCGCCAATAGCTGTAATTAAACCAATCCATACAACGATTTGATTCATGTTATCTTTTATTTTGTTAACCATTTTTTAATACCTCAAGTTCATTTAATAACTTTTGTTTTTCAAGATTAATACGATATAAATAATCTTCTCTTTTTGCAATAGGGTCATTTTGTATATAAGTGCTTAAATTATTTGCATAAATAACTCTATTATCAACAATATTAGGTTGATCAGTATATATCTTTCTTTGTTTGTAGAAAGGTACATTATAGTCTTTTAATATATTACTTGATGTCATTGCGTTAATTTTTACAATGTTTTTCAATTGTAAATTTTTGTCTATTTCTTTGACTTTTGCATCAATCTTGTCCATAACTTTGTTTAATGAAATTAATTTTACACCACCTGAAGAAGTGTTTTTGTTGTCGTTTGCAACTTGTTTTGTTTGTGGTTTTTGTGTCTGGGTTTGTGTCCCTTTATCTTGTTCCTCAGAAGATAGTTGTTCAGCCTGTAATGATGATGATTCCTCCGATGCCTTTTCCTCAGGACTCTCCTCCACAATTTCAGAAAAAATTTCTTTCATTTCCTCAGTGGGTTCTTCCTTCATCGTTTCAGTGTATAGAGCCATTTCTTGAAAAACAGTCGTTGGAGTTTCTAGCTTCGGCTCTTCCTCAAACATCTCCATCGGTGTGTAAATAAATTCTTCTATTTTTTCTTCTTCAAATTTAAATTCTTCTGTTAAAATTTCCGTATTATAAAAATTTAATATACTTAAATCTTCATTAATTGATTCGTTCATTGCAAACAATTCATTTTGAGTTGTTTGATCTAGTGGAGGTACATAAGTATAACTTACAGTTAAACTTGGATTTTTTAAATCTGCACCATAATGACCTGATGTTCCTGGTACACTAAAACTATATTTTAAATTAACATCATAATCTTGTTGAGTGTTTGAATTTACAATAAGTTGATCTGTATAAGTTTGATAACCATTTTGAATACCATTGATAACTCTAGTTTGTGTAATGGTATTTCCATTGTCATCTACAGCTTTAATTGTCTGAGTTACAGATTGAGAATAACTATTCCAAAACCAAACGTCTGCGCCACCTGTTACAGTAAATCCTTCATTTAATGATTCTTTATTTATATCTACAGAATTTAAACTGACTGTATCAGATTCCACAGTGCCATTATGAACACCAGCAATTGTAAGATTACCATGATAAGTATTACCAGTGTTAGTCCATCCTGTAGAAAAATCTTGCGATACAAGATTATTAGTTGTTTCAGCATAGACACTACTTGCTAGGCTTAGACTTATTAGTAGCTTTATTAAATTCTTTAACAAACTTTAACTCCTTTTGTTTTTCAGCATCTTCAATGATTTTTAAATGTTTTACATACTGATCATAATCTGGTCTTAGTTTGCCATATTTCTTCCATTGTTTTGTCGCTTCTTTACCAATCTTTCCGTCAATTGGACATGGAGTTCCTGCTGAAATCATTGCAGCAAATACTCTTGCGTCTTGGCAAAGGAGAGATACAGCAGCAACTGCCATACCATTTGCTTTGAGTTCTCTTGCTAATTTAATTCTTTCACAATTTTTATCTCTAAAAGATTTACCACCTGAAACACCTAAACCAAAAGTTTGAACTCCAGCACTTGCAGAAACAGAACATACATCGTTTCCTGAAGGTGATAAGTTTGGTGCATAAGCACTAGGTGGTGCTGATCTTATATTAGATGTAGAATTGTTTGTGGTTGTTGTATTGTTAGATGAGCCACTCTGATATGTATTAGTTGCACTAGAAGTATATCCACCGGATATATTAGTGTTACTTCCTGATGTATTGTTTTGAGTTGTGTCTGAAAAAACAGACGTACAAAAAAACAATAATAATATACTAAGTTTTAGAATCTGTTTCATTGTGTGTGTCTTTCATTAGAATATTTCTTGTAATTCTTGGTCTTGAAGCTCTCTCTTTTGCAGTCTTTAACCAAGTGCCAAAACTTAATTGTTCTTTAAGTTTTTGTGCTATTGTTCTTTTGAAGTCTTTGTGATCCATTGTGTGTTTCCTTTTGTTTAAACGTATCTTTGCTAGGAAAATTATCTAGCATATTTTTAAGTTTATCAAAGAACTCTTTTTGTTCTTTTCTATCTTCTGTTCTTTTTTGGTCAATAATCATTATTTGCACACCCATTTGTTTTTGAAGTTTATTAGGACTTCTAAATATCTTGCAGTTATTTTTTTTTCTATAAGACTTTGTTTTAATATCAATTAACAAAGTTCTGCCACATTCATCTACAGCAATAAGATCAAATGGAGATTGAGTATGACATGATCTAGCAACATAAAATCCAGATTGAATTAATAAATTAATTGCTTGAAGTTCTGATATTGTTCCTAAATCTACTTTGCTAAGAGTGTTACAATCAGATTGGCTACGCCTGTTAGACTTATTCCTAGAATCACCCATATAACTTTATAAATTAAATTAATTTTTGCGTCTATGTGTGCTAAGTGGTTATTTTGAATTGTATCAATTTTACTGTGTATTAATTTTAATTCACCTTGTATCTTCACTATTTCTATTTCGTTTTTTTTTGATTGATCTATTTCGTTCATTATTCTTCTTTAAGTAAAGTTGATAATGCTCTTAAATAAGCACCAATTTTTGCAGGGTCTTTAAAATTTTCAGATAAATCAATTAAAGCATCTATACCTTTATCAGATGTAAGAGCTTTTGATAATAACTCAGAATTTTTAGATAAAGTTTTTTTGTCAAAGAAATCTGTTATAATAGCTGTTAGCGGAAACTGACCTTTAGTTCCAAGTGCTTGAGATATTTTGTTCTTTTCTAATTCAGTAAAAAACTCTCCTCTTTGTGCAGTAGGTGAACCAACTCCAGGTTTTTTACTTGCAGCTTTAAATACTTGAAACATACTATCTACTGAGTTTTTAATATCTGATCTTGCAACTTTAGCACCTCTTTGCTTAGCTAATTGAAAAACCATTTCAGTAAAATTTTCTCTATGTCTTGGTGATTTAAAAAAATAATCAGATATAGCTTTTCCAAAGTTCGGATTAGCAGAACTATCGGCAATAGCTTTCATAAAACCATCTTCAAAGTAAGAAGATACTAAATCTTGCCAAGCTTTAGGATTACCAGTTGCTTTATAAGCGTTTGCAAGTTTTTCAATATCTCTTGGAGTTGTTGTATAATTATTTAACATTCTGTATATTTTACCAACTTTGTCTGCATCATTTTCCCAACCTGCAACTTTAATATCTTTAAATACTTTTGCTTTATTGTAAGGTTCTATATACGCTTTGGTAAATTTTTTATATTTGTCTTGTGCTTTTGCGTAGTCAGCGTTGGTAGATAATAAATCATCTATTTGTCTTTCTACACCGCTTAATACTCTTTGTTGATTTTCTAATTGAACTGTTTTGTTAGGATTTTTAGAAATGTTTATATTTATATCTCTAATTTCTCTGTAGATAGAGTGTAACTCTCCACCATTCGCACCACTATTTCTAATATCATTAGCAAATTTTTCTAAGTCATTTGAGAGTGATGGATTTTTAGTTTTAAGTCTTTCAATCTCCGCAACAATATTATCTACTTTTGCTTGATCAAAATATGTTTCTTTAAATTTTAAACCACCAGATCTTTCCCATAACTTTGTTCTTTGATCTTTAAGTAAGGCTGCAACCTTTTTTTGTTTTTGCAACATGGTAGTTCTATCAAGACCTTTAGTTGTAAAACCAAGTTCATTAGCCATGTTTTTAGCAAATATCTTAACTTGTTCTGGTCTTGTTTGATAAAAGTCATCAAATATTTTAGCACCTTTTTCTGTAGTAGATAAAGATGCTTCTGTTGCAAATATTTTAGGAACATCTGTTGCTTCACCAGTGGTTAAGTTAATTCCTCTTTCTTTTGCATATTTTTGTATTCTTGCTGCTTTTTGTTGGAGGTTTTCATTAGGTAATAAGTTTTTAGCAATAGCTCCTGGATTACCTCTTGACAGTGCAAATATATCTAAAGCAATATTAGTCCCAACTCCTGCTCCAACAGATAATAAATCATTACCAGTTAAATCTCTTGTGCCTTCTTCAACACCACCACCAATTAAACCTGTACCAGTTAGTAATGCTTTTGCTTTAGCACCTTTACCTAATAATCCTCCTGGTGCAGCATATTCAGCCATCGTTTCAGCATATCTACCAGCAGTAGTTTGAGGTTGATACCTTAATACATTTTCTCTTATAGCCTTGCCTGGCTCTATCCTCATTGTGGTTTGTTGTCTTAATTGTTTAGCTTTTTGTCTTTCTTCATCCGTTCTTAATCTCATTTCTCTAAGATTAAATCTTCCAAGAGTTTGATCGTATGCAAAATCTCCAGCATCTGATATAGCTTGAGGTAAGTCCATTAAATAAGTAATACCTTTACCTACTCCTTGAATAGCACTTACCGCAACATCACCTACAGTTTCTAAACCACTTTTTTCTTCTGTAGGTTGCTCTTTTTCTTTTACACTACCAAATTTATATTTAGTGTCTTTTTGTTCTTCTTCTATATTTAATGCTTTTTGAAAATTATAATTAGCCATATTATTTATATTTTTCTATTAATTTTTCGTAATTGCCTTTTCCAAAAGTGCTTTCTAATTTTAATAAAATAGTATCTTCATTATAACCAACACTAACTAATTCTTTTAAAAAATCATCAACTTGTTTTTGCGTAGGTTTAATTTGATTTTTTTCTAAATATTCTTTGTATTTACCAGTTGGTCTTCCTTGAGCATCTCTAGTTTCTTTTAAACCAATTTGTAAAGCTTTTTGGTTTCTTTCAATAATATCTTGATTAAGTTGTCTTTGTAGTTTTACTTTAGCTCTGTAAACAGCAGGAGCATCAGTTACGTTTGGAATAGATTGTTGTAAGAAAGCAATCTCTTTTTCACCTGCGGCAACACCAGTAATTTCTTTTCTGTATTGGTTAAAATATTGTTGATTGGCTTGTTCCCACTCAGCTTTTCTAATTAAAAAATTTGTAATATCTTTATCAGATGTGATACCAATTTTTGATAAACCTTCAGCAACTGCCGCTTTTGTTTTACCTGGAATAGTTAAAAACTCAGGTTCAAATTGCTTTTCCATAATGTTTAAAGTTTTTTGTAACCCTTGAGCTCCCAATATAGCTTTTTGAGCTGTTGTTACACCAGACTTAGCTAAACCTATTCCTTCCATAGAAGTTGCTTGAATAGTAGGTTTTCCAACTTCATAAGCACCAGACGCTTTTGCAGTTCTGAATTTATTTAAGTCAGTTGGATTATTTAAATTATATGTAGATATTTTTCCTGTTTGTGGGTCTGCCATATTAACTAGATTTGGTTTAGCACCTAGACCTCTGCTTTTAATATAAAGTTCAGGATATGCTTTGAAAAGTTCTCTATCAGCTTCAGGAACTTCACTAGCATACTTATCAATAAATTCTCTTTGTCTTTGTTTATCTTTAATAACCTGTTGTTGCATCCTTACTTGATTTGTTTTTTGTAATGCAGTAGCAGGATCAATTCCTCTCATACCCATAGATAATAAACCAATACCTTGAGTAATAGCCGGTGAACCTAAAAGACCCTGTAATACTCCACCACCATACTCACCGCCTTTACCAATAATTCCTCTAGTTGGTTGACCTGTGCCTTGACCAGGCATACCATAAATATATTTTTTTACATAATCATCATATATTGCCATTATATTAATCCTCTTTTTTGAAAGTAATCTTCATAGATTCCAAGTCTTCCTTCCATACCAATTAATCCTGGAGGTCTTATAACATTACTTAGATTTGCTTTAGCCGTATCATAACGACTTAAAATACCCATTGGTTCTTGTGTTGTGTCCATAGCTGCTTGTTCAAAAAAACTTAAAGATGGTGTTCTTGCATACTTACCAGCAGCAACGTCTGCTAAAATATTTGATAAACTTTGTGTTACTGCTTGAGATGATGCTTGAGCAAGAGCTGAAGAAGTAGGGTCTTGTGCAACAGCTTCTCTTTGTCCTGCAAGATACTCTGTAGCAATATTTCCAAAAACATCTATTAATCCTTTTGGAATACTAGATTGTTCAGTTTGCATTTCCCACTCACCAGGTGCTAAAGTTGGTGTTTCAAAACCTATTGTAAATGGTTGTTCAGCAGTTTCATCATAAGTAAATGTTGGTTCAGAATATGTTGTATCATAATATCCACCACTAGTACCACCAGAATCAAATCCGTAATCAAATCCTATCTTTTCATCACCAGATGTAGCAGCCCAAGCTGCTGCATAAGGATTACCGCCTGTTTGAATAAATGCTTCAGCAGCATCTTGAAAATCTAAATTCTCAACCTCATCAACAATAGTTTCGCCGACATCGCCAACAAAGTCTGCTGCACCTCCTACAACGTCTGATACAGTATCTACTACTGAACTTACTGCACTACTCATATTATTATCGCTATAATTAAAAGTATTATGTAATACTTTAATGGTTTGTTTTTAAATTTAGTTTCTAAATCAAAATATATTTTTTGTAATTTACCCATTATAATATGTAATCCAATAATCCTCTTTCACCTAACAACATTTGACCAATACCAAGTCCTGCTGTTAAATAATCAGGGTTTACATCTGTAGTTGTTGTTTTAGTTGGAAAACCAAATGCAATTGGTGATACCAATCCAGAGTATTGTTGTAACGTTTGGAATGGTGCTAACTGCTCAGCTCTTTGTAATTGTTCTAACTGTGAACCTACTTGAGTTAACGTAGGTGTTCTTCTAGCTGCTGATTCTTGAAAAGCTCTTTCTTGTCCATATGTTTGAAAAGCGTAAGGTAAAGCTTTTCCTGCAACAATGTCTGCTACTTGTTGTTGTGATACTGGAGAGCCTGGAGTTCTTCCTGCACCACTAAATTGTTGAGCAACTGTTGAATAAGCTTCTTCACCAAATTGTTGTAACATTGGTGAAAGAAATGGATTTAGATAAGCACCAGATAATGTAGCTGCTTGTTGTTGTTGAGCAAGATTAGCCATTTCTTCAGCCTGTGCAATGCCAGTTAAAGTTTGTTCCGTTGGAGCAACGTAACCAGAAGTTGGAACTCCTTGATTGTAAATATTTGTTGCTTCAGTTAAAATTTGTCCTAAGGCTGGTACTGCTGGTGCATAAGCACCTGATACTGTTTGTTGAGTTGTATCTCCTGCACTTGATAAAAATGACATTTAGTCTTTCTCCTTTAGTTCTTTTTCTAAGATGACATGAGTCTTCTTATAGTTGTATTTATCAAGAATCTTTTGCCAACCAGGTCTTGCAATTAATTCCATTAAATCACATTCTTGTTTCTTAGCAAAATCTTCAAGTTTTTCAATTAAATGTTGCCATTGCTGTCTATTTTTTCCAGTAACAATAGGCAAATGGAATACTTTTTTAAGACTTCTCTGTATAATCTCTGAAACGACCACACCATTCATTTTCTCTTGAACAGTTGATTTGCTTTCATCCCAAAGAAACCACAGTTGAAGTTTTCCTTTTTTAATTAAATCTTTAAAATGTTCTGAATGATGATGACTATTTGAATAGATTAGAGCATCATCTATATATGGCTTGGCAAGTACCCAAGTTCTATCAATATCCTTTGGAGGGATATAAATGATGTCCATATTAAAAATCTATTTCTAACGTAGATATAAAACCTTTTATAGCATTAGCAGTATTTGCTGTTGCTTTTAATATATCACCAGCTTCTAAAACTAATGTATGAGTAATCATATTTTGATAAGTTTTAGATGTAATAATACTATGTGAGATTTCATATTCTGTAGTCGCAGAATCATCATAAACAAATACTTCTAATTCTGGATTAGAACCAGCATGGTTTGTAGCTTGTATTGTTCTAATTAAAGAAGTCGTATTTGCTGGACAAGTATATATTGTTGTTTTGTTTGTAGTTGTTAAATCAAAAAATGCGTTTTTATAGGTATTAGCCATCTTTATTTACAGTTTCTTTGATGTCCGAATACCAATCTTTGTAGAACTTCGCAACATCACCATAGAATTTAGTAACTTGCTCTTTCCACTCAGAGTATGTTGGCATTTTAAATGGATTAAAATTAAACATGATTTTCTCCTTGTTAGCGTTTGCTAACTATATAGTCAATTATTTTTGCGTTGCAATATTATTCTGGTTTATCTGGATAGTCCACACCATTAACATCATCTACAGTTGTAAGACCATCTGTTATATTTCTTAGTTCTGTTCTAAATGTTCTCCATGCTGTTTTTTGATCAGCAGTAAGAGTTGTGTCAGATACTTGAGTCCAGTCAGAATCTTTAAGGTCTTGATTTCTTTTAGCTCTTAAATCAGCTATAGCTCTATCAAAAGCACCATCATTCCATGTTTGTTCTTGTGCAGCTATTGCAGCTATCTCATCTGCTGTGAGTTCTACTTGTTGTCCATTTACTATTTTATGTGGCATAATGTTTTCTCCTTATCATATTTTTAATTCAATCCAAATAATAAAATCTTACCATCATCTATGTTTCCTGATTCAAATTGAAATTTAATTGCATTAATAGCACTTGTAGTATTAAAATATCCAGCACCAAAAGCATTTTGACAAAAGTTACCCATAACAGAATTATTATACATATAATGTTTTACAAATGTGTCTGAACTAACATTAAAAATTTGTAATGTACCTGATAAACTTGCATCATTATCAGTTAAAACTGGTCTACCTAATCTGGCAAGAGAACTACTTTGTGCTAAATCCATACTTGTATCATAAGCTAAAGTTGCACTTGCACCAGCTTCAGTTTGTTGTCCTCTAAAAAAAGTTGTTGTAGCTGTTACTCCATAATTAGATCCACCATCAGTAGATGTTTGAAATGAAAAAATAGAAGAAGATGATGGGTGTATATTCACAAAGAAAAACTTGTACTCCTTATATGAACCTAAATCAAACTCTATACTAGCTGATGAAGAAGCTGTGGCACTAGAGATAAATACCATATCACCTAGACTAGCTGAACCTTCAAAACTTGTAAGGTTATCCAATGCGTTATTTTTTAGCCGAATCAAACTCATGCTGAAATCCCATACATTTTAATTGTGCCAACTTCTATGTTGCCTGATGACATGACGAACTTTACACCATCAATAGCCGCAGTTACATTACAATAGCCAGCAACAAAAGTATTTCTTGATTGATTAGATTGTTGGTAAAACTGATTTGTAGAAATAAAGTGTTTAACAAAAGTTGTACTACTAGGATTGAATAAATAAACATCGCCACAAAAACTTTCATCTGCATCACCTCCTAATCCTTCACATAAATTTTGATTACCTGTACTTTGTGCTAAATCATTAGGTGTAGAATAAGAAAGTCCAGTTCCATCTACTTCAGTGTGTAATGATTGAAAAAATGTTGTTGTTTTAGTTGCATCAAAATTTGAACCACCATCTCTAAAATTAATTTGAAAATTAACATCATTAGTTGCTGGGTGAATGTTTACAATTTTAAAATGATACACATCATACGTACTATCAATCTCACTTGTAAACTCTATTGAACTAGAACTAGATGCTGTGACAGTAGATAATAGTACAGGTTTGCCAGTAGGAACAGCACTAGGAAATGCAGTAACAGATGATAGTGCGTTGTTTCCATGCTTAATAAGTGCCATTAGCTAACTCCATACATTTTGATTATGCCGTCAAAGTTACCAGAACTCATTTTAAATTGAACTGCATCAATAGCAGAAGTGGTGTTTGCGTATCCAGCTATAAATTGATTATTTGTTCTGTTTGCTGGTTGATATTCATTTATTGTAGAAATAAAATGTTTTACAAATGTTGTGCTTGATGGATTAAAAAGTTGTAAACTTCCAGCAAGGTTTTCATCATTTTCATTACCTAATGCTTGTCCTAATTTTTGATCACTTGTAGATTGTGCTAAATCTTCTGCTGTTCTGTAGGCAAGTTGAGAACCTGTGTCATCTTCTCTGTTTTGCGCTCTAAAAGATGTTGTGGTTTTTGTAACATTATAATTACTTCCGTTATCAATACTTAAATTAAATCCAAATATAACATCATCTGTAGCTGGATTTATATCTATAAACTTAAAAATATAGCTAGAATATGTACTATCTATTCCTGATGTAAAACTTATTGATGCACTGCTACTAGCTGTTTGAGTAGAGAGTAAGGTTAATGCTCCTGTCGGTATTGAAGCAGGTAAAGATGAGATCGCACTCAAAGAATTATTTGAAATTTTAGTTAGTGCCATGATTTACCTCCGACAGAAGAATCAGGTTCTTTAGTGAAACGCAGTGAAACTAAAGCACCTGTAGGAATACTTGCTGGTAATGTGCTTATCGCAGAAAGTGAGTTGTTGGAAATTTTGGTCAAAGACATAGGATTAAACTCCTATCAATGCTTTGATTTCTTCTTCTGTTAAACCCAAG